GTTTTCGACAGGCTTACCGCACCGCAGCGTCACACCGAGGGGAAGTGACGACACACTTTGCGTGTCGTGATATGGCGGAACTTTGGGGCGAGAGCAGCTCCGCTGCGAAGCAACAAAGTCAGTGCCATATTACGACATCGGAAACTCAATGCAGTTTATTGAGTTTCCGTCCGCAGGCGCAACGTGTGGCGGCACTTACCCGACGCTGCCATCGCCCTAGTACGGCGATGGCAGACAGTGTGACCGAGGAGCTGGAAAGCCCGAGAAAAGTTTCTTAAATTGTTTTAGCGACGGTCAACAATCCGACTTGACGGCGGAAAGGCGTATGCCTATAATCTCGTGGCAACACACGCTTACCAGAAAAGGTGGTGACGTATCACCAACTTGAACCAGCGCAAACAAGACAGCGTTGCACTGTCCGGTGGAGTCGGCGCTGGTTCAAAGGGTGGGTGGGTGGGATAGGCCCTGTACCTATTTAACGCTGAATAGGGGGGTATACTATCAACGTGTCTACCCAAGGGAGGGGTGTACAGCACTCTATCCCCCCTCTCCCTATATAGATGCGTTTTGGTGTTGGGGTTGCTTTTTTTCTGTCCCTGAAGTATGTTCTAGGGGTGGCTACTTCTGATTTTCATAATAAGAAATTAAAATTTTGTAGGTATTGTAAGGAGTGGGTAACTGAGTATAAGGATAATCAGACGTATTGTGATCCTTGTTGGAAGGTGTATAAGCGCCGTCAGTATCATATTGCTAAGCATAAGCCTCGTTTGATGGCTGCTCAGGGGTCTAAGTGTGCTATTTGTGAGGCTGATTTTACGTATATGGCGACTGGGAAGATTCATGTGGATCATTTGCATGGTGATCGGTATTTGATTCGTGGGTTGTTGTGTTTGCATTGCAATTCTGTGTTGGGGCATTCCTTGGATCGCCCCGATGTTTTGCGGAAGGCTGCTGATTATTTGGAGGCTACTGAGGCTCGTCCTTTGGAAGATATTTTAGAAGAGCTTGATCGTAAGGAATCTATGAGTAAACTTAAGGGTGTATTCTAGTTAAGGAGAATTATGGCCGTTCATGGCGAAGATAATGCGCTGAGCACAGCTAGGGAAGTTGTTTGGACTGCTACGCAAGCTGCATCTATTGATCATCCTAATCTTGTTTGGATTGAGAATAAAGATGGCTCTATTGAGATAACTGTTGGTGGCGCTGATGTTGCTGATGATTCTAAGGGTTTGACGTTAGCTGCTGGTGCGACATTGGGTCCTTTTACGTTCACTCAGCCAGGTGAAGAACTTTATGCTATTGCAGCATCTGGTACACCTAGTGTTAAAATATTTGTAACAGGAGTTTAATATGCCTAAAGTCGGAGGAAAAAAATACCCTTATACAAAGAAGGGTAAAGCTCAAGCTAAAAAAGCTAGAAGCAAAATGAACAGTGGTAAGAAACGACGATCTTAATTATGAGGAGCTTTTAGAGCTTCTTGACTATGCGACACCTGAAGAAACTAAGTATATTGAGCATTTGCTTTCGGCACGTGTTGCTCTTGCGTCTCCTTTGGATTATGCCTGCTATGTATCGCCTCAAACAATACGGTACAAGCATGTGCAGGTTGTGTCCGATTATATCCAAGCGCTTTGCGAGTTCAGACTATATCACTCTGGTCCAGGCCCAAAGGCGGATTGGTTCTATCGAACGGAAGAAGGAACGTACCCAGTAGAAGGCCCTGATGAGCTTCGTGTTTTTTTAAGTGGCGAGGAGGGCGGTGGAGTCTTAGAATTTTTCGGGCTTCATCCTGACACTGGTGAGAGAGTTGTTTTTCGGCTGGGCCTTTCAGCGCCCCCTCGTCACGGCAAATCTTGGATTACTACATTACATACGCCTGGCTGGTATTTGTCTAGGTGGCCTGATCGAAAGCAGGCTATAGTTACGTACTCTGATGAGTTTTCTTGGGAGTGGGGGGAGCAGATTAATCGTCAGTTGGATGAGAGGAATGGTTTTGTTAAAACAAAAGGAAACAGGCAACTTATCAGAGAAACCGAAAGGCTTGGTGAATTACGATTTGCTGGTGTGGGGGGTAAGCTTACTGGTACTGGGTATCATTTTGGGCTTATTGATGACCCTTTTAAAAACTCTGAAGAGGCACTTTCACAAGTAGCTAGGGACTCTAAGGACAATTGGTATGGGTCTGTTTGGTTAACTCGTAAAGAACCTATGGCTGTTGAGGTGGTGATGTTTACTCGGTGGCATGAGGATGATCTATCTGGTCGTAGGATCTATGAACCTGAATCGACTGTGCCTCGTGAGGATTGGTGCATTTTGGAAATGCCGGCTATTGCATTTGATACAGAGTATTTTCCTAGAGAAGATTATAAAGATGTTATTGACAGAAAGCCTGGCGAGGCTCTTTGCCCTGCTCGTAAGACGTTAACTGAGTTAGAGCAGATCCGTATTGACGATCCGTTGTGGTTTGAAGCCATGTATCAAGGAAATCCTTCTTTGGAAGCTGGCGGTATTTTATCTCCCCCTTATCACCATTGGACAGATGCTGGTTCTCAGTACCGTTTAGAACTTATTGATGGCGAAGCTTTAATGATTCCTAAAAGACATTGTGAACGGTATGCCGTTATTGACTTAGCAGCATCGATTAAAACTTGGGCTGACTGGAGTGTGTTGTCAGTTTGGGATTGGCATAGGGATTCACAGAATTTAATCCTTGTCCATGTTGATCGTAGGCGTGTTGAGTCTTCTCGACATATTACGTGGGCGCAAGGATTGTGCAGGCAATGGGATGTCCAAATGTTGGGGATAGAAGAAAGGACTTTTGGCTTGACTCTTATTCAGCATTTTCAGCGTGCCGGTGGGTTTTACGTCAGGCCTCTTTTCCCGAAGGATCGAGATAAGGTCCAAAGAGCCATTCCTTATGGCGCTGGAATAACAAACCAGCAAGTTTGGTTTCCCAAAGCTGCTTCTTGGCTGTATATTTGGGAACAGGAACATAGGAACTTTCCAAATGCAAAACATGATGACATGGTAGATACTGGAGCGTATGCGTGGGAGATGACTCGTTCGATGCCTGCGTATGCCCCTGCGAGGAAGAAAGCGCCTACAATCGAAGATCTATGCTGGCAACAGCTAGAAGAAAAAGCAAAAGAACCAGATAACTGGTCAATTATGATGAGGTAATTATGTTTAGGTTAATAGAAGGTGGAGACTTTGGCATGGAAAGTGCTAATGTTGGGTTGTGCTACGTGACGTTCTTGACAAAACAAGATGACGATGCTGGAATTTTTAGAGGTCCTGCAATAGAGGAAGAAGGTTTCTTAGATGTTTCTGTAAGTTGTATAACTGATGCTGCGCAACAAGTGGGGTGGAAATCACCGGAGTCAGTTGCAAAGTTAGAAATAGAATATCGTGATCTATTAAAAATCCATACAAAATTAACTAAAGACTATACAAAGTTAGAAAAAGCGCTAAATTTAGTTAAGGAAGTTCAAAAGAGTAAATAATGGCAAAACCTAAAACAGAGGTAGAAGAAATATACGAAGAGTCTGTAAAGCATATTATGGGCCCTCTTCGCAGTTACTGGTTAAATCATGCGTTTGTTCGTGGTTTACAATGGCTACGTTGGAATACTGCAGTAACTCGTTTAAGCGAACAGGTCGAAGATAGGGACAGGGTACAAGCTGTCTTTAATAAAATGCGAGCAAACCAACGTACAATAATAGCTAATTTGACTCAAAGAGAGCTCAAGTTCGAAATTACTCCTACAGGTCCAGATGACGAATCTATTAGAGCTTCACGTTTAGGAGAAGGGATTCTAAGAGATTTACATAATTCCCAAAGATGGGAAGTCATTAGAGAAGAACATATGGCTGGCGTTTGCAAAGGTGGGACTGGGGCACTAATGGTTGAAATAGATCCTGATTCTAAAATGCCTACTGTAAAGCCATTGTCTTTAGCTGAGTTTATGGTAGAGCCAGGCTCTAGAAATGCTGAGACAGCTCGTTGGTGTATCAAAGTTGAGGCTCTTCCTCCTAAAACTGTTAAAGCACTTTTTGGGATGCGGAAAGAGCCACCTGCTGATGCCCATGCAGGTTTAGCTCCTTTTCAACATAGGATGCTGCATCATAGTTGGGGCAGCAATAGCACAATGCCAGAACTTACAAAAGTTCTTACGTATTATGAACGTCCAATAGGTAAGAGCAAAGGTGGTTTTCAAGTTGTCATTGATGGGAAAGTCGTGCAAAAAGGTGCATGGCCGTTTCCTTTTGAGGACCGTTTGAATATTACCGTTGCACGTGAAACTGTTGAGGAAAATCAATGGTGGGGCACTACCTACATGGATGACGTGCGTAAGGTTCAAGTTATTTTAAATGGGATATGGTCAGGCATAGCTGAACATGCTAAAGAACTTGGCACTATTCGGGCTTTGTTCCCTGCTAGTGCTGAACCGTTTGTAGAGGAAATGACGGATAAGCCAGGTTTTCAACCTTGGCCTGATGGTGTGGATTTGCCCGAATACCTTGAACAGCCACAGATGCGACCTTGGTATGAACAAGTTATAGATAGAGCAAGTATGATGATTGATGACATCATGGGAGTGCATGATGTTTCTCGTGGTTTAGCCCCTCCTAACATTGAGTCGGGAACTGGATTATCCATCTTGGCAGAAAATGATACGTCTCCCACAGGTCGTTTGATAAAGGAGACGGCTCGATGTTGGAGGGAAGTAGCCCAAATGTCTTTGCAGATCTACCAAAAGACGCAAACCTCAACAAGAACGATTACTGTTGATACAGGTTTTGGGCCTGAAAGGTTTCCTCATAAAGGTTCTGATTTATCTGCAGAGTTTGATGTAAGACTCCCTCCAGAAGGAATTAGCCCTCGATCTCGTATAGGCATGATTCAGCAAGCTGATAAAATGCTTCAATTAGGGTTGATTCAATCCCCTGCGCAGTACATACGAATAGCGGAACTGCCAGGTTCTGAGGACCTAATTGCTGGGATTTCTCCAGCTACTCATAAAGCTCGTCGTGAAAATTCTGATTTAGCTAGGGGGCAGATAACAAATCCTGAGTGGCACAAGGAAGATGATCATCAAGTACATATTGCTGAACATCGTGCCTTTATGTCTACTCAAAGATGGGAATTATTACCTGAACGTATCCAGAAGTTATATCAAGATCACGTTCAAATGCATCAGAACTTCCAAGCTGAAAATAGAGCTAAGGAAATTCAAATGGCTGGCATGGAAGCAAGGGCAGAACAAGCTAGCGGACCAATGGATATGAGCGCTATGGGTGGACCCCCTAATCAGCAAAGACAAGGACCTCCCCCTGCGCCTCCGTCCACACCCACAGGGGGAGGTCCGGCTGAAATGGCAGCAGGTATTCCTCCAGAAGGTGGCGGAGAAATGGGGATTGATCAAACAATAGAAGCAATGATGGGATAAATGTGGCAGATTATGAAAGAGAAATAAAGAAACTACGTGAAGAAGCTGCTAGATATAGGACTCAATTAGCTCCTTATAAAAAAGCTTTTGGTAGTATGGACAATGATGCGATAGAATGGTTATTACGTTCTGTCGAATTAGTTTCAGAAGATCCTAGCGAAGCAGGTAGAAGGTTTGCTACGCTAGCTTATGGAAATCTTGGTGATAGAGAATTTAAAAACTGGATTCAAGATGTAGTCTATGACGGTGACGTTGTAGAAGAAGATTATGATCATAATGAAGATCATGAAGGAGAAGAAATGGAAATGGAAACAGATGAAAGCAACTCTAACGATATGCCTGAATGGGCAAAAAATTTAGAGGAACGTGTCACAGGAGTAGTTCAGGCTGTGGAGCAACAAAGTCAAGAACGTGTTGCTAGCGCTGAACGAAAAGAACAATTTAAAGTAATTAACGACACTGTTACACGACTTGGTTATGATTCAGATTCTTGGCAAGGAAAAATGCTTCTTCAAGTAGCAAGTAATGAAGTTGACGCTCAAGAAGATATTGTTACTCGATTAGAAAAAGCTGCTTCAATAGTTCAAGAGCGACTTGGGGATAAAGCTCCAAGTAACGATACTGTTCAAATCGGAGAAGCTTCGATACCAAATGAAGAGATTGAAGTTCCAGCCACTGGAGGTCAAGTAGGTGGTGGAGGTATCCCTAATGTAAATTCAGATACTCCTTCTACTTTTGGTGATGCTGACGAAGCTTTAATGAATCTTATGAAAAGTCAAGTCGGACAATGAGTATTCCTACCGCTGGCAACTGGGTGAGATTAAAAGAATTACATCCTAAGATGAAATATCGTCTTGAGAAATTCTTTGCCGACCCACGTATCAGGGGTAAAGTTGTGGTTAGTTCAGGTGTACGTACCTATGCTCAGCAAAAAGACTTATATCGACGCTACAAGGCAGGAACTTTCCCGAATCTCGTAGCGAATCCAGACCGAAAATTCGGCGGAGGATTCCAAGGGTCGTGGCATATGCAGCAGCCCCATCATCCTGAAGGGGCCTATGGGTTTGCTGTTGATTTTAGAGTAATTGGCAACATTACCACAGGTACGATCAATAAAGTGGCTAAAGAGTATGGCCTAGTTAAAACTGTACCTTCAGAGTGGTGGCATCACCAAGCTTATGGATACCGTCATGATACTAAGAAGTATGATTGGTACCCAGCTCCTGCGCTTGAAGGAAAGAAAGAAAAGAAAGCACAAGTTGGAGCTACCATAATGGCGAAAACAGATCAACGTTCTGCTTTTGAATATATTGGTGAAGCCATGAAAACAGTGGTACGTAAAGGCGCTAAAGGGCCTGAAGTTGAGTTAATACAAAACCGCCTTGCTAACAAAGGATATAGATTAACTAAATATCCATCTCGCAATACTGGCGTTGACGGCCACTTCGGATGGTATACTCTTAGAGCGTTAAAGCAATTTCAGAAAAAATCTGGATTAAAGGCAGATGGAATATGTGGGCCGAAAACATGGAAGGCACTTATGTCATGAAGAGAATAGATTATAAAGATATGGGCGAAAGAGTTGTAGCTACTTTTCTTCAAGCCTGTGGTGGTACTTTAGGCACTAATTCAGTGATAGATATGGGTGTAACAGAATGGAAACTTATACTTGCTAGTGGATGCGCTGCAGTATTAAGTTTGCTCAAAGGATACGCAGCATCAATTCTAGGGAAGGACGGATCTAGCTCGGTGTATACACGAGTGGAACCAGACGAGTCCGACTTGGAAGAGATGTATGGCGAGGTTGACGCTTACTAAAAAGCATTTTCAAATCCTAAGTAGAGCTTTATTAGCTGCATTACTTGGCGTTGTATGGTTTGCGCCTGTAGCTCAAGCTGAAACTGTTTGTGAAACAACTGATGATGGCTGGGAATGCACAATAGTTGTAGATACTGTTGGAGAAGGACCTGAATTTACTTTTGTAATATCAGAAACTACTGAAGTTAGTATCACAACTTATACTAGCTTGACGTGCGATGACCATGGATTGGAGAGCGATAGTGCGGACCCTTATATCTACTTATATGACGATAATGAAACGTTACTTTACCAAGATGACGATTCAGCTTCACATAACAATGGAACTAATTATTGCTGGGATTCCCACATACAAGAAACGTTAGAAGCTGGAACTTACGTTCTTAGGGCGGATGCGTATGATGAGGACACAACTGGGACTTACTCTATGGATATATCCGGTGGGGAATGGACGGTTCCTTTACCAGAGCCTACTCCTACTCCCGATCCGACACCGACTCCAGAACCAACGCCAACGCCCGAACCAACGCCTATTCCTCCAACTCCGACACCGCAACCACCAACCCCAACACCAGAGCCGACACCAACACCAACACCTGAACCAGAACCAACATCTACTCCTCAACCCGATCCAACTCCTGAACCTGAACCTGAACCAACTCCTGAACCAACGCCAGAACCCACACCAATACCGGAACCCCCCACCCCACAACCAGAACCTGAACCCATCCCACCTCCACCCCCAACGCCATCATTACCAATATTTGAGATGCCGATAATAGACATAGAGGAATTAGAAGAATACCCATATGAAGAGGATATCATCTGGGACGATTTAGAACTTGAGGAGTACGAAGATTATGAATGGGATTTTGAAGAAGAAGAAATTGAAATACTTGAGGAAGAAGAGATTGAATTTCTACCTGAAGACTATGACGAACGACCTTTTGAGGAGGAAGAAGAATATGAGATAATAGAAGATGATGAAATATTGGTGGAAGAACCCGAATACGAAAACCTTGAAGTGGATGACCTCTTCACGGAAGAGGCAGAACTTTTGGACGAAGTATTGTCGGACCCAGAGGAAATTGAAGAATTTTTTGAGGATGTCATAGAAGACAATCCAGAATTTTTTGAAGAAGCCGAAGAAGAACAATTAGAAGAACTGTTTGAACGTGCTCCAGAAATATTCAACGAAGCACCTGATGAAGTCAAAGATGAATTTGAAGAATCAGTAAATATCTTTGAAGGTGGTTTTGACGATTACGTGGCAGAAGATAGCACGATCACGGTAGAAGAAAGGCGTGTTGTTGTAGCAGCGACAACTATAAGCGCAGTAGCTGCAGCAAGACCATCAGTAGTATCTACTGGTGGACCATCCATCACCACAGCAAGGAGAAGAACATGAAATTCTTGAAAAAATTTATTCAAGAAACAACCATGCTCGGCTGGACTATCGGTGGAACAGGACTCGTCCTCATCACTTTAAGCGGTGAAACACGTGAGTACGGCATCTGGATTTCTATCGCTAGTTTTGTCGTGCATATGATCGGAGCCCTAATAAATTGGGACAATGATTGACATATTACATTTAGATGACGTATATTACATTTAGGTAGCAGGCTACCGAGTTGCGTCAAAGCAGGCTTTGACTTACACGAAATGACATATTAATCACTATCCACAGGAGTAGAAATGGCATCAACGTCAACTACAACGCTGGACGCAGCTCTAAAGGAATACTATCTTCCTCCGGCTCGTGAACAGCTAAACAATGAAAACATGATGCTTGCTCAGATCGAACGGACTTCTCGTCACGTTGAAGGTCGCCGAGCCGTACTATCCTTGCATGTCAGCCGTAACAGCGGTGTTGGTGCTAGGGCAGAAGGTGGGCAACTTCCAACAGCAGGAAGCCAGGGATACGCAGAAGAGCGAGTATCTCTCGCATATAACTATCTGCGAATCAAAGTATCTGGTCAAGCAATGAAGGCAACAGCAAGTGACGCAGGTTCATTCGTGCGTGCGCTTTCATCTGAAATGACACAAGGTGTTAACGACCTCCGTCGTGACATCAACCGTCAAATCTTTAACGATGGAAACGCAGCAATCGCACAATGTGCATCTGTATCTACAGCGACAATTACACTTACCACCCCAACAACACAACAACTGAATCAACTTCATGTTGGTATGTTGATTGACGTTGGTACAGTATCTGACGCTGACGCTAAAGGCGCTGGACTTGAGATTTCATCTATCGATAAATCAGCAGGTACAGTAACCTTCACATCGAACCCAACATCAGGAATTGGAGCCTCGCACTTCTTATTTAGGCAAGGTAACAAGAAAGATGCTGACGGTTCTGGAGCAGACGCTGCTGACGGCGCAGGAACCTACGAGCTTATCGGTCTAGCAAAGATCGTTGGAGCTGCAGGAACCTCCCTTCACAACGTAGACTCAAGTACACATGCCCCTTGGCATTCAACAATTAACAGCAACAGCGGTACTAACCGAGCTGCAACTGACACTCTCTTTGAGAAAGTCATTGACGACATTGACATAGAGTCGGCTAAAAGCCCGAACCTATGTGTCACCACTAAAGGTGTACGTCGTAACTATGCAGCTCAGTTGAAGAGCATGAAGCGATTCAATGACGGAGCCTCACTCACCCTTAAGGGTGGTTTTAAGGCTTTGACCATTGACTGCGGAGATGTTTCACTACCACTGGTAGCTGATCGTGATTGCCCAGCAAACATTGCGTACCTGCTTAATACCAGCCACCTGACACAACATGAAATGTCAGACTGGGAATGGGCAGATTATGACGGTGCTGTGCTAAGGAATACCTCTGGTTACGACCAATGGGAAGCCTTCATGTTCAAGTACCATCAACTCTGTACTGACCAGAGAAATACACACGGTAAAATCGCTGACCTATCGGAGAGTTAATCATGGCTCTAACGATATCCAACGAAGACCGTAGAATTAGTGGTGACAGGGTAATTGTTGACGCAAAGATTGCGTTTGATGACAGTTACCCAACAAATGGTGAAGCTTTGGCTAATACTCAGTTTTCTGGGTTGCACCAAATAGATTCATTAATTGTTCACTCAACTAATCTTGCGTTGCACCGTGTTGTCTGGGATGACACCAATAGCAAACTTAAAGTATTCGTAGAAGACGGCACTACAGGTAAAGAAGCTGAAGTAGCCAACACTACTGACATAAATACTTTACGTTGCTTGGTTCAGGTAACAGGCAAATAACCTCTAAACTAGAGCCAGCAGGGTTTTTATCCTTTCTTCCCTGCTGGCTTTAGGAGGATTATGAACACCAAACGAGCTGAGTTAACTCGACGAATACGAGAAACCAAACTCATAGGTGGTGACCTATGCGATATTATTACTAAGGGATCACCAGCTATGGGATGGGAAGGTGATCCTTTCCTAATGGTTTGTTGGAATAAAGAGTTAAACAGAATCGAAATATGGGATGAAAGGAACGGAGCCGGTAGGGAAACCTTAGTCGGCTCCGCACCTTTTGATCCTCTTCCGAATCCTTATCAAATGGTTCAATACCTTATGATGCGTGATATGTCACGCAAATCTATAGATCAAATTGTTAACGAGATCGATGATCATAACGATAAAATTTTTGAAGACAAAGCTAAAAAAGATGCTGAACGATTAGAAGAAGCTGAAGACAGGATTGAATTAGCATACGCTAAGGAGATGGGATTTAAAGGAAGATTATACTAAGGTAGAAATATGGCAGAATACGATTCCAATACGCTTCGAGCACGTTTTCAGAGAAATAACGCTAATACACGTCAAACACGACGAAACAATCGTAAACCACGAAAACAAGCTCCACTTGTTCAACCACAGCAGCAAGCAAAAATGCCAACTCCTGTGACAGGTGCACAAGCCCTAACACCAGATGTTTCGCTTGATGAACAAGTAGAACGAATGCGACAAAGTACTTCTGCACCTACTTCTACCCCTACGGAAGCGACACCCGAAGCGAACCCTTTCGCAGGTGTGCCGACGATGTGGGAGGTGGACCCTAAAACTAGAGCAATGATGATGGCTGCTATTTTAAAAGAAATAATAAATAATCCTGAACTTCAAAAGGAGAATTGGTAATGACAACAGCAGCAAATTTAATAATATCAATTAGAAATAGGACTAACCTTGCTACTGATGACGCTAGAGTATCAGACGCTAATTTGTTAGATTTTATAAATGCAGCTATTCAGGATTGTGAATCACAAAAAGAATGGCCATGGAGAGAGCATATAGAAACTATCAGTATAACTAATGGAGATAATACATATACTCCTGCTGCTGATTGGAAAACTACTTTGTCCCTTACGCTGGATGATCCTCCAGCGGTATTACAACGACGAACATGGAAGTGGACAAGGAGATTAGCATGGAGCAACTTAAAAGGTACGCCAGTATATTATACAGATCATGGAGGGCAATTTTACCTGTACCCAGTACCAGATGCTGCGTACACGATGAAGCATCGGTTTCTAAAAACTGTGGGTGTCCTTGCTGCGACAAGTTCAAGTGTTGCAAGTCCTGACTGGTTTGATCCAGTTATCGTAACAAAAGCGTCTTCGTATGTAGCGCAGAAACTACGTGATAGTGAATTGTATCAAATGCTTGAAACACAATATAAGCAGCAGATCAGAGGCTTTGCTGATGATGTAAGCAGAACGTATGAACCAGTAACAGTAAGTACACGTAGGGACTGGGAGTATGGATAATGCCTACAGAACAGCCAGAGGTTGTAACTTATAAAAATTGGAAGGCAGGCCCTTGGCATTCTTTAGGCCCTGACTATGGCCCTGAAAAAGGGTTTAATTACGACTGTCTTAATATGCAAGTGTACGCTAATGGTTCGTTAGGGCCTAGACCTTGCCTTAAGTCAATGTTTAGTGATATTTATCTTATGAGTGGCGCTTATCAATCCTTTGGTGCTGCTATTTGGTTTCAGGAAGATGATGCTGGAGGCCAAGCATTAAACACATCGTCAGATTCAGACGCTGCATTTATCCCTATTGAACTTAGTAGTGGCACAAAACGTTGGTACGACCATAGTGCTAATGCTGCTGTTGCTGCTAGTATCAGTGTTGATTTGGCCACTTTAAGAACGCCTTTAAAACCAAGTAGGTATTATCCAAGTGGTGGTGGTGGGGCTTGGGATGCGAGCACTGAAGCAGTAATTGCTTCTATGCCTTATTCAAAACTGGGAGATAAAAATGTCATATTAGGAGGTGACGGCTATCTATATAACCTTGATGATGCAGGTTCAGATGGGTACCAAACTATAACTGCTGGCACAGCAGAAACAAATTATGAATACCCTGCTAATTGGGACCCAACGGCATTATTCGCATGGAGAGATAGATTCTGGTCATGGGGAGATTACGACGATGGATCTAACCATGCAGGAAATAGAATACATTATTCTAAAGTAGGCGACATTAAACAATGGACAGCTTTAGGTTACATCGATATTGGAGCTGACGCAGATCTACCCATCGTTGGAGTATGGCCGGTATTTGACAATTTATTGATAGCCATGGCTGATAGCAGATGGTACAGGTACACGTTTACCGACGATCCTGATTTTGGTGAAATACGTTACATAGGAACAAAAGTTGTTCCTGATTTTGGCGTAACTGCTGCAACTACAGGAAGCGCAATAATATTTATAACTAAACAAAGCGGAATAGTAGTAGCTACTAAAGACTCTATCGACGACCAAACTTTTGCCCACATCCAAGTGCCTCAAGATGGTGACGATTCCCAAGATGTCTTCTTTTTACGAGGGATGTCAGCACATGCGCATAACGCAATATGTTTACCTTATATGGTTAAAACAGTAGGTGCCACAGTCCCAAATAACGTGCACAAGGGAGATAGATCTCTTGAGCTGGTTAACGGAGTGTGGACACAACATTTGTATTTTGGGCCAGGCGATGACAGCGTGTTAGCTCCTGCGTTTGTAGATGCTGTCCCTATGGGGAATGATCATTGGGGCTTTTTTGCAGCTCCTATTTATAATACTGCCAATTCGTCAACGAGTTTTGATGACAGATTCTACATGCGACCTGTTACATTAAATAGGCCGTCTAACAGTAACGATACATATACTACAAATACTGAAGTAGCTGATCATACTAACGATACTGATGATCGTTTTGAAGGTGCCGTATGGTTATCAACCTTCAGGCCAGAAGAAAAAAATAGTGCTGCTATAGAAAAAGTAATTATTGATTTTGATTTTTGGAACTCCTCTGGGTTCACAACTCCGGCATTTACTCTTAAAGCTGATTGTGTTCACGAAGGGGATGAGATAGCTACTATCACCGTAGGTTCTCTTGATGCTAGTGAATTAAGTGCTACTGGTGGAACTGTTTATAAACCTAAACGAGGGCGTGTGGTTTTACGTCCAGCAAGAATGCCCCTATCTTCTCAGATAGATATCAGTATTACAGGAATAAAATCAGTAGCTTTTAAGGAAGTATCAGTAGTTTATGCAATACAATCACAAACTCCTCTAACTAATATAAACACATGACAACTTGGGACGAATACATCAATAAAGTCAACACTGATATTGACTTTGATAGTCCGATATATTCCGCTATAAGCGTAGGCACAGGCATGATTCTGAATGGGAATCTTCGCCAAATCGATGGAGAAATACAAGCTAAAGGCATTAAACTTGACAGTGTTTCTTTGACTACCATTCAAACAGGTAGCGAAAGTTTTGCCGATAATGACACTAGCCTAATGACTAGTGCTGCGATACAGGACAAAATAGAAGCGTATGGATATAGCACTACTACTGGTGATATCACAGGTGTAACTGCTGGTACTGGTCTTTCGGGGGGAGGAGCAAGTGGAGCTGTCACTCTTAATGTATCTGGCCTTACACTATCTGAATTTGCTGGTGCTTCCATCCAAACAGGTAGTGAGTCGTTTGCCGATAATGATACGACGTTAATGACTAGTGCTGCAATACAAGACAAGATTGAAGGATACGGATATACAACTGCTACCGGAGATATTACTGGAGTGACAGCAGGTACCGGATTATCAGGTGGAGGAAGTAGCGGTGGTGTTACTTTATCCGTAGCTGATTTAGCTGTGTCTCATTTTGCTGGGGCCACTATCCAAACAGGTAGTGAATCATTCGCTGATAATGACACTACGTTAATGACCAGCGCTGCTGTTCAGGATAAGATCACTTCGTATGGTTATATCACTGGTGTAACAAATATTACTGGGAACGCTGCTACTGCTACAGCATTAGCGACAGCTCGCACTATTAATGGTGTGTCGTTTGATGGTACTGCGGATGTTACTGGCAATACTTCTATTACAGGTTCGTTGACTGTTGGTGTTGATGATACTGGCCATGATGTTACTTTTTATGGCGCAACGGCAAATGCAAAGTTTTATTTTGACCAAGCAGGAGACGAAGTTGAACTTGAAAATGTAGGTCTAAAAGTTTGGAAAAATTCTGGCTCTCCTTATCTTAATATGGCTTCGCACCATGACACTGAGTCTTCTTCAGGACAGTTAAATTTTAAAAAGTCTGATGGTTCTCGTAATTCTGCAGCGCTTGTTGATGATGATGCTGTATTGGGAAAGATTACGTTCGCAGGCTATGACGGTAATTCTTACGCTTACGGCGCAGAAATAAAAGCAATGGTAAATGGGACTCCTGCTGATGGCAGTATGCCAACTGAGTTGCTTTTTTATACTTCTGCGGATGGTAGCGAATCTCCTACGCAACGTTATCGTATTGGCTCTGATGGGATACATAATTTTGGGAGTGGTCAATCAACTTATTTGAACATTAAGCAAGGTACCACTGGAACTACTGGTCAGATTCGTTGGACTTTTAGTCATGATGATACTGCTACTTATGCGACTATGGGTATGGTTTATAATAATCGTGCTACTGAGGGTTGGATGTTAGATACTGGTTACCCTATAACTATTGACGGTAAAGGCTCTACAGGATCTCCTATTCAGTTTAAGTCAGATGGTACTGCTATTGCAGAGTTCACAGCAGATGGCGAGCTTTTAAATAGTAAAGTTCCTGCGTTTCGTGTAGCTAACACATCAGGTGGAGGTAACTATATCTTTGGTCGCAGTACATCTACTGGACCTATAGTATTTAATGATGACTCTTATTCAGGTTCAGGCACAGGTGATGTAGGATTATATGACAATGGAAACAATTACAATACAAGCACCGGATACTTTACCGCACCAGTAGATGGCTATTATTATTTCGGCGCTAGCTTCTTTTTCTACAGTACCTACGATACTGACAGTAACATTTATTTAGCTATAACTGCTTCTGACGGTGCTAGAACAACTGTAAACCGTGGCGTTAAAGGTGAAGACGGTGGCTTTAGTATGCAAGCAGTCTTTAAGTTAGATGCAAACGACACAGTATATTGTGGAGTTGTGGGTGGGCCTATGGGTAGCGATGGAAAAAGAGGAGTATACACATGGAGAACACAACACTATAACAATTTCCAAGGGCATTTCATAGGATAAGATACCATTATGGCTAAAACATTTACAGTAACAATCACTGACGCTGAAGAAAAAGCGTTTTATTGGAACACAGTTGACCCTGAGTTTTGGGTTGAAAACGCTATTAAAGAAAAATGTCGCAAATGTGTAGATCGTTTGTACGATATGGAAGTTGCACGGATGACAGCAGACGATACTGTCTCTACAATTCCTGCGGATAAGAACACGGTTGTCAATAATGCTAATGTTAAGACAGCTAAACAAAGGCAAGATGAAGAAGCCCACCCAGAGTAAAGGATAATAATGGATATTACATTGGAAGAACTAGTAGCAGAAATGAACAAGAGCTTTAACAAGGAACTAACCATCTGTATTCAGAAGCTACAGATAAACAAACTACAGAAAATGCTTGATGACAAGCCAGAAGAAGAAGAGTAATATACTGATATGGAAGAATACGTTGTTCAACAAGGCGACTCTTATTGGGCCATAGCAAAACGTTTAGGGATAGACCCTGTAGAGCTATTGCGCATGAATGGGCTAACCATGGCTGATGCTTATGATAGAGGCGTTTTATACGTTGGAGATAGTATCAAGGTTCCTCCTCAACCAGTAACAACTCAAGCTACCACTGATGAAGCATACGGAATGGATTGGGATGCCCCAAATGACGATTACGATTGGGTAGCACCAAGTGCCCCTGTTCAAGATCTTGTTGGAGATCCTGCTTATGATGCTTTCCTTGCACAATATGGTTTTGACGTAGGAGCAGCAGAACAATCTCGGATTAGCCAAGGTCTTCTTTTAGAAGGCGCTATGAGCAGACAACTAGGAGAGTTAACGGACCCAAACGCTAATCCGTATAGTCAGACAGCAGCTCGTACTGGAAGTATGTTTGATATAGGTCTTGAAAGAGATCTTGAAAGATCTGAAAACGTATACGCAGGAAGAGGAATGGCATTTAGCGGTGGAAAATTTAAAGCTGCTGCTGATATAGGCACTGATTGGGGGCAGAAAGAAGGAGACTACTGGTCCGAAATCAATAAAGAAAGAAATATTTTAGATCAATCATACATGGATACACGTAGGGACCTTGAAATGCAAAAACTAGCTCAAGAATCCTCTGCTTATCAACGCAGAGTAACTGAAGATATTATGGCTCAATATGGCTAACAAAGTAGATACAGACACAGATGAATTAGAAGCGTCTATCGATGCTTCAGCAGAGCAGCAATTAAAAATGTCAGCTCAGTTTGGTTCTCAAGCTGAGAACGTTATGAACCAGTTAAACATGGGAGCTCAAGAACGTCGTGAAGATTTTCAAGAAACTATTTTAAGTGGCGCAAATGCTCCTATGCAACCTGACGCTATTGCTGCCTTAACAGAAGATTATGATGCTATTCTCGGTGGCGTTCAACGTGAAGCGTCATTGGCGCAACAAGCAACTCTTAGAAATATAGAGTATCAACAAGCTGCTACTCAGAACTATATGCAAATGATGAGTGCAGCATTGCCAGCGTTAGAAGCTCGTTTGCAGGCTCAGATTGAAGCTGCTGGAAGAGCAGGCGGTGGTGGCGGAGGAGGAGGAGGTAGTGGAGGGTCAGATCCTTCAATGCTCTTTGGTGATCCTAATCCATTGGCTGGTTATCCTGCAGGGACTCTAGGGGGTGAAGGAACCACCGATTACGATCCAAGTGACGAAAATCCTTACGGTGAATACTGGGGGATGGAACGAACTGACGAAGAGAAAAAAGCTTTAGCTAAAGAACTAGGAATAGATGAAGCTACTTTGTTTACAGATCATGGCTATCAAACTTTTGCTGACGCAACAGTTAAAGACTCTGATCGAGCAAAATGGTTCTTCATGACTATAGCTGAAGAATTTGGTTACGATCAAGCAGAGCTTGAACAAGCATACGCAGACATATGGGGAACAGCTACCACATTATCAAGTACACCCGGCGAATCACAATTCCCTCATTGGTTCTTGAACAAAGGTGTATCAATGTTTACAAGCCTTGTAGCTGATGGGATGGATCCAAAGATCGCCCATGAGCATGTATCTTCTAGCGTTTTGAAGCAAATGGAAAGGGAATATTGGGACAAAGAAAAGAAATTTGAACCTGAAAAATATAATCAATGGGTAGCTGATTTCAAGTTCCTTATGAGCGTTGAATACAACGGAATGTTACTCGCTAACAATCGGCCTATGGATTACGAGGTTAGTGGATTGCCAGGCGATTTAGATTCGGTGTATCAAGCTGGTAATCGTATGACTGCTTTGGATGATGCGGAGAATTATGGGACTCCTGATTGGGACCCTGATGAGGAATGGTATGGGGATAAAGATAAGCAATCTGTTAATGAGGCTCGGAATAGGGAATTAGATTTTATTGAAAGCCGTAAAGGAATAGCTCATGATCCGCTGATGCGGTTCAGGCCTGCAAAGGCAGAAGAACCAGAGATATCTCCTTACCTTAATCCTGATAGAGAACCATGGGAAGAAGGTGAAAGACTATTTGACCCTGGACCTCTTGAAGCATTTCTTAAAGAGAGATTAACTCCATCAGAACAATTGGATAGGTTTAAGCCTACCTACGATATTCCTTCTGCAGATTATTTAGGCATAGGTGACGAAGTAGCTGATGAAGTAGCTGCTGCAGCTATGAGTGATTCCTTATCTGGAAACGTTGATTATTCTGGAATCGGATTAGGCTACAAGCCAGCTCCTAAAGGGCCAACTGATTCGCCTTACCAAATTAAACAAGCCGATGCTGCCACCGCTACCACTCCACCAAAAATACAGGAATCTTCAATAGATTTTTCAGCTCCTGAAATAGGTGACGCTATAGCAGCTATGCAAGCACAAACTTCTTTAATGAACAGAATGAATATGCCCGATTTTGAACAATCTAACGCTACTCTAAACGCTTTCATTAGAGAAAGAGAAGCGCAAGCAGAGCTAGCGAGAGCGCAAGCACAAGCACAAAAATCGGAAACTGTAGAAGATGACCCAGATCATTCTCCAAGAGTGCGGCGTGATCATGAAATAGCTCAAGCTGCAAAGTATAAAAATTTCCGAATCTTCTAGGGGTTAAATGACAACTATACACCCCTATTACAACGCTGAATTAAAAGAAGAACCTAGCAGCGAGAGAAAACCAGTTGACCCAATTACAGCTTATCAAGAAGCTGGGATGGGTCCTTTTGCTAATAAGCTAACTCAAGAACAAGATCCATGGACATCATATTTACAGCTTCTACAGCGTGGGCAAGTCCCTGCCCAATATGGAGTGCCTTCTGACCCAAGAGGGCTTCTCCCCCAAGGCGCACTTATCCCTGACGAGGAGGGCAGGACAACCTACCAGCTCCCAACGGTTGGTGAACAACCTAACACGCCGTACAGTCAGGAATTAATTGATGCTTATCTGCGTTCTGATATGAAGGGAACAACAATAGAAGAAGAGCTTCTTGAACCTGTAGATATTACTAAGGTCCATCCTTATTATGGCGCTCAACGTAAAGAATCTGAGGTATTTAAAGAATACGAAGCAATGAAAGAGCAACAAATGATGGATGCCATGGGTTGGGATCCTGAATTAGCGATGGAAGATATCGAACGTGTTCAAGAGCTTGGTCCTGATAACGCACAAAACTTAAGAAACTTAGCCACTATGTCTTTGCGGATGATGCAAATGGACGATCCAGAAATGCAAGCGAATGCTCAAGCTATCTTGCATCTTTTCAAAGACTACGAACCTTTCCATAATATATTTGATGCTGAAACAAACGGCACTACTACATACGCTCTCTTGTATGAACCTCCCAAAGAACCTAATAGAGTAATGAAATTGATTGGACATGTGGTTGGAGCTGTAGCGCCTATAGCTGAGACAGGTAACTGGTTAAGAAAAGTTGCTGTTGACATTAAACAAGGTGAATACAGCTCTGCTGTAGCTCGGCTTGCTCGTGGTGGGCTTAACGCTGCAGGTGAAATAGGCGACATCTTTGCATATATGGCCTTACCTCCTTTAGCTTTAGTAAAAGCTGGCGAAGTAGCAATGAGTAAAGCTGGATGGGGTAACAATTCAGAATTTATGGATAAGTTAATAGATCCATTAGCGAGCTTTGCAGGTAATCCTATAGGTTCTGTAACTAATAAATTAGAAGATGCTATTACAGATTCTGGTGTTATTAGCGATAGGTGGAAAGAGTTTGATTCAAACGATGATGGTTTCCTTGGTTTCTTTGAAGCCGTTGGCAACCCTGACTATGGTAAAGATTGGTTTGGTGGAGGCAAATTAGGTTGGACAGCGCATCATATTATGGAACTAGGTGGGTTAATAGGTAGTGATCCAATTTCTATAGTTAGTCTTGGTGCAGGTCATGTAGCTAAAACTGCTATTAGGCAGATGTCTACAGCTCTCGGTGTTTTAAATAAAGAGGCAGGGGGAGTGGCTAAATTATGGATAACTTTAGGAGATGATGCTGCATTAGCTCAATCTAAAGCAGTTCGTGCTGCACAGCTTGTCGCACAAGGATTTAATAAAACACCTATAAAGAACGCTACTGCAATGGACAAGCAGATAATAAAGGATCTGCTACATTTCGCAAGAGCTGGAGATGATGCGGTAGCTACGTTAGGTAGCAAAGGTGGTTATCAAAAGGTGCTGCTGGACGCTACCGCTAAACAAAATAAAAAGATAGCTAGGTCTGCGGAACGTGTAATGAAACGAACAGGTGGCGGTATTTTTGCCACTTATCCAAGTGTTTTCGCAACAGGAAAAGGCATAGGGGTAGTAGACCATTTGGTGCCAGGAACTAGAAGGTTGTATCAATGGACGAGATCAGCAGGCTATAAGCATGATACTTGGGAAGCTGTCGTAAAGTATATACCTTCAATAGGTACTGCTACTACAAGGGGAGTAGCTCACGGCGCAGCACGGATCCAAACAGGAGCTAAAGGATTCCATGATGTTCGTACTCAGTTTGATAAAGCTAATAAAATTATAGAGATTTTAAGAAAGGGAGCTAATCAAGAGGAAGTAATTGATGATTACATTTTCCAAACGTTAGGAGATGTACCAGTAACTGGCCCGCAATCTGTTACTAGGGGAGTAAGCGACCTTGGACTACCTGAATCATTCGGTATAGAGGATTTCATAAAGGTAATTAAGACAACCGACGAAGAAGCTGCAAAAATATTAAGGTTCTTTGAAGACACTGGAATTATCACTCTTGACACACCAGTGATTGGTATTCAACGTGGTGCCAATGTTAAGTGGAGATGGGTAATGGACACAGGTGAGGTGACTACGTACAGCAATGCTTCTGATCGCCTGTTGGGTATGCGGAATATTATAGATCAGGCTCGTCGTGATGGATTTAATAGCCTTGATGAAGTAGCTACGTCTTTAAACGCTGGGCTTGAAACTGCATGGGCTCCAGCGCATGTTGACACTGTTGTTGAAATGGGCTGGAGGCCTAGAGGCGCTCCAGAAACATGGATACAGCAACGTAACGCTGCATTTATGGAACGTGCTCCAATTAAAGCTTTAAAAAATATGCAGGAAAAGGTTTCAACTTTTCATAAAGCTGGTAGTGCGCAAGTATTTAACGCAGATGAAGCTCGTGCATATTCTTCGATGGCTGTCAAAACAGCACAAGCTAATGTAGAAACTACAAAACAAATCTTAACTCGCCATTTCGGTAAAGTTATATCTGCTTTAAAGAAAGCTCGTCCTGAATGGACAGACGAAGAGATACGTGAAGTTGCAGGGAGGATAGTCAATACGTATAAGAGCGCTGATAATAGGAATAAAGCTATGTCGGCACTTAAGAATGAATACAGTCAAGGACCTCGTGATACTGCATTTTTAAATGAAGTAGAAGCTTTTAGCAGAAATCTTGATGTCATGTCGCAGGAATGGGATGACTGGTTAAGGATGGTGAAAGGGGCTGAGTACTCTAAGAAGGAACCTCGCAGGTACATGCCTCGAAGGGTTGATACTGAAACAACTCAGATGGTTAATGATTGGCTGGCAGCAGGAAACGAAATAGGGCGTAAGTTATATAATGATTTGACAAATCGAGATGAAGTTTTCAGATATATGCAAGAATCTGATGATTTCATAAAGATGTCTAAAACATTTGGTGGAAAAACAGAAGCAGAACAATTGGAGTGGATGCGTAAGCAAGCTGAAGCTTACGTTAACTTTATTAAAGAAAACAAAAAGGTTGGTTTAGGACGATTCGGAAAAGCTAAAGCTGCTTTTGGAAGAATGCCTGACGAAAAGAAACTCACGACGATGATAGATGCTAACAGCAGCGGACATTTAAGCGCTCGTGTTTTCCTAGCTGACGTTGAAAACGTTGTTGAAGTGAATAAAGTGATGCGTGAAATACTGGAAAAAGCTGCTGAACGGCACGTTAAAGCAGGCAATAGTGATTGGGCGATAACTAATTTTTATTCTGTTGATCCTGTGGATCAATGGATGCGTTATGTGCGAGGTAATAATGACGCTATTTTAATAAATGATTTAACTTTGAACTTGCAGAAACTTCAAATCATGGATGATGTGGGGTATGGGATAACTCATGGAGGAGCGTTTGATCCAATAGATGTTGTTCCTCCTCCTCCTAGGCCACCTGCTGGTCCTGCTGCTGGTCCTCCACCAGCTCCGCTTGTACCAAAAGGAGCTCCTACGTGGTCAGATGAACACCTTCCTCCACCGGCAAGAAAACTTACTCCTGAAGAAGAAGCAATGGATGCGTTTGATGCGGCGAAGTTTAGAGATGAAGTTGGTTATGGGCCTCCAATGCCCAATACACAAGCAGGCGAAAGCGCAGCAAAAGCTATTAAATATTGGGAAGATGTAGTCGCTAAGACAGAAGTTCAATTAGAGAAAGCAATAGCAGAAGGTGGACCAATATATAAAAAAGGAACTAAAGGCGCAGCTAATATGAAAGCACTTGGCCTTAGAGACAAGCTCGCAAACTCTAAGAAAAAATTAGAGACATACAAAGGAGCCACAAGGCGTGTTACTGAAGCTAAGAAAAGAGATACAGAACGTGTGGCTGAATTAACTGGTGTAGATACAACAACTGATCCTGCTGTACTACGTGCGAAACAAGAAATAGAAGAAATAGAACTATATCAAAATACAGGGCACTTAATATATAAGAGGCCAGATAGCACTTTTGTTGACGACTTTGACTTTGAAAGATTTGCAAATAGCGATACTCCATTCGCTAAAGAAGTTAGAAGGATGCTTGATGAATCGCCAGTTGAAGGTCATATAGCTGATCCTAATAAGACTTGGAGATCTAAAAACCTTAGAAAATTTTCAGAAAAACGTTTAGCTGACCTTGAGGAACAGTTAGAACAAGCTTCTAAAAAGTTACCTGAAACGTTACCAGAACGTGAAGTAGTAGTTAAACAGCTCACAGCTAGACAAGAAGTCGGAACTAGAACAAAAGCAGCCGTTACTGATCTTGACCAACGAATACCTACAGGCGCTAAGCTTCACGAGTTACCGCTTGAAGATAGAAAAATAATTGAACACTGGATTAGGAAAGCTCGATTCGCACTCTATAAAGAAAAACCAGCAGTCCTGTCAACTTCAGAACCTACCCCAGGTTCTTTGTTGAATGTACAACGTGGTACCACTCAGCCAAAAGGCGAACTAGTAACTTCAAAACAAATCGCTGCTGCTGATAAAGCAGCTAGAGGAACCGACGCTGATCTTGATCCTACAAAGCTGGTTGACATGGCGAAGGATGGGCGAGGCCAAACCTTCCCTTACATCAATCATCCTGAAGCGCCAGAAGCTGCAATCACAATGCAATCACATTTGGACTTAGCTGACGATATTATAGAAACAAGTCAGTTAGGGCAATTGCCAGTTAAACCAATTTTAGATGACGCATTCAAAGACATTAATGATCAGCTTGGCAGGATCGCTAGAGATTTAAAAATTGCCAAAGACACTACTAAGGAATTTAATCCAAGTTCTCTTTATCAAGGAAAACGAGGAACTCGCCGAGGTATTAATACGAAACAAGAAGCAGCAGGTACTGATGAAGCTCTACTCGCCATGGAAAAACAAAGGCTAGTTGACAAGATAAAGAACAATCTTATCCATAGCAAACCCATTGTTAAAGAAGCAGATGGCGTAGTTCAAGAAGCTACAGTTAATTTAAATGCGACACAAGCTGTAGCCAACAGGCAAACTCAGCTACATAAAAGTTACGCTAGAAGGTTCGGCACTGAAGAAGGTTCTCCTACTGCTATATGGACTCCAGATGAACAAGCTAAAGGAGTTATCCCACAACGAGGGCATAAGGCATCTAATACGTTTGAAGGGCAAGAACTGGATCTTCGTGGGCCACAACCTAATATAAATGATTTAAGAGATCCGTTGCCGATATCTGACCATAAGTTAGATAGGGTAATATCGGGTGGTCAGACAGGTGCTGATCGTACAGGTTTAGAAGTGGCAGCAGAGATGGGAATCCCTACTGGTGGGAATCCTTCGTTAAATGCATATGTTAAATCAACTGGGAAGCAAGTATTTAAAACTGGTGAAGATGTTTCAGTAGTGCCTTATGTGGTGCATAAGGATACTGTTGGTAAGACTGTTCCAACTAGGAAAAATCTTTTTGGGGATAAAGGCCCTGAAAAATTTGTTCAAGTTACCAAGAATGCATATAACAACAGAGATCAGATGTGGTTAACTGATCAGTCTTTAAAGCATTATATGGATCCGCCAAATACAAAATTAGGTTTTGGTTATCCTGCACGTACTGCAAGAAATGTTATTGATGCTGACGCTACTGTCATTATAGATTTGCAAGCTTTTGACCCAAGTCAAATTAGTAAATCACAGTTCTTTAATAAGATAACAGGTGGTCGTAAACAAGCAGAAAATTGGACTCCGACACACAAGAACAGTACTAATGTGGGTGTGGATACACGGACGCTTATTTCTCAAGAGGGATCAGAGTATTCAGGGTTGTATCCTGCTGGTTCAGGTTCGCAAGACACAATTAGGTATGCTAGGGGTGAATATGTAGATGCGAATTTTGATTATGGTGCAAGGAAAGCAGGAGTTACTGATCCGAGTACAGGCAAAGTAGGTAAGGAATTACCTACTGTTGGTAATATTCAAGCGAATGAATTAACTAGACCTGTCCTTGTATTGAAAGATTCAGATCCTCAGTCTTTACGATGGTTTCATGAATGGTTAAAAGAACATAATGTTAAGACTTTAAATGTAGCTGGTAACGCAAACGTTGGGCAGAACGCACGTGAAATTGTTCGTGTCACACGTGAAATTATGGAAAGTTTAGAGCCAGTTAAAGTAGCTGCTGTCAGGGAAGCAGATGTAATCCCTATTCGTCCTATTGCTAAGCCACAAGTTTCACGAAAGTTATTGCCAGATGTAGAAGTAAAACCAAATATAAAAACAACTTCAATTGGGGCGAAAATAAAGAAAGCTACTAAGCCTAAAGATAAGTCCAATTATAATTTTTGGGATGATTGGTTAGAAGATAAGTGGTTTAAAGATACGATTTGGAAAGGGGGAAGGCATCACTCAGCGTGGTTCGGTGATCAACCTTGGTCTTATGTAAAGGGTACTCCAGCGCATCCTGCAAGACCAATAGCTGGTTATCCAGAGCTGGTTGAGTTAGCTGATCAAGTTGGCGCACAGATGGGCTACCCTAAAGGGTATTTCAACAGCGTTTTGGTCAATAGATACAAAGCAGGTATTGGCGAATTTGAATTAAAATCGGCAAAGGCTGGTGAAACTGTTGAAGATTTGAGCAAAGGATTAAAACCTCATAGGGATGCTGATGAGATCTTTGAATTAGCTAAAGGTGATAAAGCTGCTGGTCATAGTCCAGTGGCAACAATAACGTTTGGTGGAGAAGCGAAGATAAATATTGGAAAAGAGAAAACCAAGAACCTTCATCGAATTAAGAACGTTGAAGATAGTTTTACTGTAGGCAATAACGATATCTATGTTATGCCAGGCGGTGATTTTCAAACCAAGTATTTGCATCAAGTGGATCATGTAAGCAAAGACCCAAGGATAAGTTTTACTTTCCGAAGGATAGGTGCTTGGGGTGAAGGTGGCGCTAAAGAGATAGTAGAAGGTCCTACTACTTACATGCCTCATAGCTATTACATGAGCAAAAAAACTGCGAATGTCCCTACAGGTGGAGAGGCAGCTATCAAATGGGTGCAAGAGGGAAGCCGGAAATCAACAATACGTTCAAAAAGTTATTTAGATGAAAACTTTAAAGACCTTGAAGTCGGAAGCGTGATCGCTATGGGCGATGAGAACAATCATGTTTTTGTTAAGGTCACTGAAGTCAGGAGATTGAGAGACGGCTGGACTAAAGATAAGAGAGTATTGGCAGAACTTTCTGAAACCGAGCTTTGGAAACCAAATGAGATAGCAAGAAAAGTTTATAAAGGCGGAATTGAAAAACCTAATAACCCACGTTATTATATTAAGTTTGAAAAGATTGGTGAAGATGCTGTACCGAGACAACCTGTAGAAACTAAGGCAGGGCGTTTAGAAGGCAAGGCAAAACCTGCTGATAGAATGACTGCAGATGAAATAGAAATGGAATGGACTCAGTTAGGTGGGCATGTAAGCGACCTTAAATCAAGGGTAGCTGCGCCTAGAAGCCCATGGGAAAGCAGGGTAACTCAAGCTAGGCGAGAACTTGACCAAGCTAAAAAAACTAGAGACAAGCTTGTAATGGAAGCAGAGGAAGCAACCAATGAGGAACTTGCTAAGATTGCTGGTTTAAAATCGACTGATCTTGTTGACGGTAAATGGAAGATACGACCTAGCGAAGTAGATGTAGCTCCGCCAAACGCTAAAGAAATAGTTGAACAAGCTCAACAAATGGGGATACCCAATACTAAAAAGTTAGGAGAACATTTACTTAAGGGCCAAGAAGGTACTGACGTTGTGCCTCTACTTAATAACGTTATCGAATGGGTCACTAATAATTTTCCTGAAATCGCTAAGCAAGCTCCTAAGAAAGTCGTTAAACATGTAAAGGATGACGCACGTTTTGTGACACATAATGTTAATGCGAAGCCTATCAACATAGTAAAGGGAAAAAGAACTGGACGGTTCGCCCCCTTATCGCAGGAGGCTTATAGGCCCTTTAAATTTAAGCCACGTAGTATGCAGCATGGTGGTGAAATAGTGGAGAGAGAATTTTTAAGTGTTCAACATGCTTATCAATCATTAAAGTCAGGGCGTTTTAACGAAAAAATCTATAAGAAATACAACGGAGTTGGCGCTAGAGGAACTACGCCCGATAGTTGGCCTAAATATAAACCTACGGTAGATCAAAACAAACTTCTTAAGATGACATATCAAAAGAATGATTGGAACATCGAACTAATGGAAGACATTATGAGGGCTTCCATAAAACAAAATGATGATATAGCGAAACTCCTTGACGAAACAGGCGACTCTCCATTGACTTACATACTTAAGAAGCAAGGCAAGCAAGTAAAGGAGAATATTTGGACTGAGAAATTCCCTGAGATACTACAAAAAATACGTGCAGAAAGAAGACTAGATAAAGTACAGAAACAAACTGCAGAATCAGTAAAAGATCCATTAAAGATAGCTAAAGAAGAAGGGACAATTATTGGGGGTGGAAGTTTTGGTTGGGCTGACCCAATGCCTCCAATAAATGCAGAAGCAAGAGCAAGACTAAAAGCTACCTATGGGCAAGGAGGAAAACAACAACGAGCACTAGTAGCAAGGCCAGGCGCTGTAGAAGGTACCTTCACATACCCTCAAGGGGGCAAGGGTGACTTCGTATTCCAATGGAAATCTTATCGTGACAATACAGTCCAGACGTTAAAAGGAAGAAGCATGGAAGATCTTGAAAGATCGATACTTGCAAATGATGAACTTTCAAAGTACACCATTCACCACGTCGGAGGGGAAAAAGGCGCTGTCCTAATAGATAGTGAAATATCTGAAATGATCACAAGAGATGTCTTGCCTCGTATCAAAGACGGCTACATGGCTGAAGGCATGGGAAATATCATGCATCAATTCAATACAGCATGGGCAGCTTACGCAACCGTGCCGTTAGTAGCAGGCATTGGATTCCATGCTAGAAACCATGGGGGCAACTGGTTCAATATGGTGCTCGCAGGATTTAGAAACCCCAAGTACATTCATCAAGCAATGAAGTACCAACGGCTTAATTCTGTGGTACATGAACACCAAATAGAAAAATTTATTACCCAATACAATGACGCAGTTGATGATCTAGTTAGGGTAGGTGGTAGAAATGTTGGAAAAGAAAAAATAAAACTCACCAAACATGAAGCAAAGATACTCAAACAACTTAACCATAATGCTGTATTAAATGGATCGTTCTTTAAGGACCTTCAATATGATAGGAACATCTTTTTAAGTGCAGCAGGAACAGCTAAAACAAAACGTGCAAGAAATCTATTGGTAA